GTTTTATAAGGAATTTGAAAGAAGTCTTGTTATTGTTACAACAAGCAACTACGCACAATCATGTCACGACTACGCTTTTACCCGAAAGTTTCACGCTTTCCGGGAAGAAACGAGTCCCACCACGACTCATTGGCTCACGCGGCTCTTCGCGCGGTCTCCGGACCAGACGTGAACGAGTACATCTCTAACATTCATTCCACATGGCATAGACCCTCCGGGGATAATGCTAAGTTGGAGGAGAACTTGATGCCCTACGGCGATGAACTTCCAAAACGTTCATTCGACGCAGCTTATCTCGCAATCCTCAAGAAAACTTTGGACGAATTGAGACCCGCAGAACCAATCATACCACTCACGCTCGGAGGCGCTGCTAAGCACACACAGATGCAGCACTCCACATCCCCCGGCTTTCCTTGGACAACGAAAGGCTACAGATCAAAACTGGAAGTCTTCCAAGACAAACCCGCGATGGGATTGATTCACAGAGCATGGGATTCAATAGGTCGAGGTATTCCATGGCAGCTCCCTGACTGCCTTGGCTTCCACCGTGTTGTCGCTTCTCCCAAAGAGAAGTCGAAAATACGACCGGTGTGGGGATTCCCAACTGATGTGATCGTTGAAGAGGCTCGATTCTTCTTTCCTTTGATGGAAGAATTGAAACTCATCAACAATGAGCGCGACACTTTTTACGGTACCGGAATGGAAACGATGCTCTCCGGACATCAACATCTTGCTCGTAACTTTGACACTCCTGGTGTTAAGTACGTCTTGAATTCAGACCTATCGCAATTCGACGCTCATGTGCCCGCCTGGATCATTCGCGACATCTTCAGCCACATCTCTTCGTGGTTTGATTTTACGCGAGTTCGTGATTCAGAAGGGAAAATATGGAACGTGAAGAAGGAACAGACCTGCCGCCGTTGGAAGGCTCTGATTTCCTACTTCATCAACACCAAGGTTCGCTTGCCAAATGGCACGCGTTTTCAGAAATGCCAAGGTGTTCCTTCTGGTTCCATGTTCACTAATCTCATCGACACTTGTGTCAACGCTGTTCAATTCAGAACCGTCCTGTATCACATTGATTCTTTACCCGTAAAGGATTATTACTACGGCGACGATTCTACCATCTTCCTCCGGGATGCTTTGGATCTTGATAACGTTGCACACTTGCTCAAGATGCACTTCGGTGCAGTCTTGAATGTCGATAAGACAATCCTCTCCGACAACCAGGATAACATCCACTGGTTGGGCTACTTTCATCGGAATACAGGACCACGCCGAGACTTTGATTTCATCATTGCCTCCACGCTCTTTCCCGACCGGCTTGTCAATACCGCACTTGACGCCGCAGCACGAATGCTTGGCCAACTATATTCGTGTATGGACCCGAAACATTCCGTCGTTTTCTACGACGCAATCAAGTGGCTTCTCAATCGATATGAGATACCAGACGATGCTCTTCACAGCTACGTCGCTTCTTTGCCTTCTAAGGCGATGAAGTACTTGACAACACTTGGGCTCCCGATCAACGAGGTTTCGTTACCTACTGTTTCGATCGATCCTTTTGGAGGACGCGTCATCACCGACGTCCTTCCACGCCCTTGCGCACGAAACTTTTTCAGGTTTCGCGACTGGAATTTACCACGGTACGCCTTCTGTGCAGAAGCTTACCAAAACCGGGCTCTCCGCTCTCGCATTTTCAGAGATCTAGACAAATATTCGTCTACTTTCA